GAATCGGTTAATCTTGAAGTCACTAATCCATTTACTTGGAGTCAGGCGCAAGTCAAAATTGCAGGTGATGACCATGATTATTTAGAAGATTTTACCTTGAATCTTGATAACAAGATTGCCCGCAAATATAGTCTTAACCAGTCAGCTTTACCACGCATGCTTTATCGGGACGGCTACAGGACTTTCACTTTTAGCTTTACGACTGACTTTGTAGATAAGACTGAATATAACAAGTTTATATTGGGGACTGAACAGGCGTTCCAGATTACATTTACCGGTGCGGAATGCGAGACCGGGTATTACTATAAATTCGTTATTGATATACCGGCCATGCGTTATGTTGCTTACCCGATTAACGTAGAAGGTCCTGGAAGGCTATCCTGCAAGGTTAACGGCAAGGCAAAATATAGTGTAAGTGATGGCTATGCTGTAAAAATTACAGTTACGAATTTAGAAGCGAGCTATTAATAAATAAGAAAGGAGGGAGAAATGGCAAAAGTAAAGATTGGGGTTAATGAATACAAACTTGAATCATTAACAGCACTTGATTTAAGAAAGTTAAACAAAGAAAAAGAAGAAAAAAAGATAGAGGATTACGACCAGACTTTCAATATCTATCTATATGCTATTAAGAAATTTAATAAAGATGTAGATATGACACTTGATTCATTTATGGATTCATTCCCGGTAAAAGATATGCAGGAAAAAATAAAAGAGATAAATGAGATATTAGGCGTAAATTTTACAGTAAAGAATGGCAAGATATCGTAGAGCTTTTTGCTTATGCTTACGGCTGGAAATATAAAGATATCCTGAACATTCCATTAACGGATATAGCCAAATTAAAAGATGGTGCAATTAAAATATATAAGCGTAAAGTAGTATTTCAAGCAGCGATCTTAAAATATTTAGGTATAGATATTGATACTATTTAAAAGGTGATTAAATGATAGGCGACAATTTAGGGTATGAATTACTTGTAAAAATATCAGCAGATATTAGTGGCCTTCAAAATGGGCTTAATCAAGCAGCCACTAAACTTGGTAGTTTTGGTAAAAGTATTACTTCGATTGGGAAGAGCGCATCACTTATCGGAATGGGTATTTCTACCGCTGTTATTGGTACTTTTAAAACATTTACTGATTATGAAGAAAAACTTACAGATATGGCTAAAGTTACCGATCAATCAGCAGATGACATTGGAAAAGCGATCAAAAGCGTAGACCCTATTCTTGGTAATATGACCGAATTAATGGGTGGATATTATCAAGTAATTTCTGCTGGTGTGACCGATCCGGTAGATGCCATTAATTTATTAACAGAAGCATCGCAATTAGCAAAATCAGGCCATTTAGAGCAGGCGGATGCGGTTAAAGCGTTAACTAAAATGATGGCAGGTTACGGCGGAGAACTGGAAACCACATCACAAGCGGCAGATTTGTTATATGGAATTGAACAACAAGGGCAAACATCAGTAGCGGAACTTGTACCGTTAATAGGTGGATTGGCAACACAATCCCATAATTTGGGAATTACCGGAAACGAAATGGGCGGAGCGCTTTCTTTGATTACCCGGACGGCCGGCAGTACTGCTGAAGCAACAACAATGCTTCAAGGAATTATGACGGCCATGATGAAACCAACCACAAATTTGTCAGAGGCCTTTAATAGTATTGGTGAAGAAATACGCGGGGTTGGAGAAGGCTATAAAAACGCTGAAGAAATGATTGCCGATTTAGGCTTCGTTGACTCCATGAAAAAACTACAGGAATATAGCGATCAAACAGGCATTTCTTTGGGCGACCTATTTGGTAGAAAAGAAGCGATGATTGGTTTTATGGCGCTTGCTGATGATAGTTTTAAAACACTGGATGGGACTATTGAAGGAGTTGCGAGTAATGTTGGCGCAGCCAAAACCGCTTTTAATGAATGGAGTGAAACCGGGAAGGCTGCTATGGATGAAATGAAGTCTTCTTTTTCTAATCTTTCTATTATTGTTGGCGAAGCATTTGCTCCTATGGTAACACTAATTATAGGCAAAATAACAGAGTTGATTCCTAAAATTACAGAATGGGTAGAAAGTCATAAACCATTAGTTGAAGCTGTAGGCAAAATAGGTTTAGTACTTGCTGTGGGTGGCCCTGTTTTAATAGGCTTAGGATTTTTAGTTACAGCTATTAGCGCAATATTAAGTCCGGTTGGATTAGTTATTGCTGCAGTTATAGGTTTAGCAGCCGCTTGGGCTACAAATTTTGGTGGCATACGAGATATAACAAAATCAGTTGTTGATACTATAAAGACATTTTTTAGCGGTCTAATTGATTTTATTAAAAATACTATCGGAAAAATACTTGATTTTGTTGATTCAGTAGCAACTAAAGCCAAAAAGATTATCGCTGACCTTAAAAAAGCTGTCACTACAGGAATTACCGTTGGGCCGGAAACCGAAGAAGGTTTTGGTATAGGCGGTACAAGCGTCCCTTCACATGCAGCCGGCATTAGTTATGTACCACAAACAGGGCTGGCCTTACTTCATAAAGGCGAGGCGGTTATACCAGCATCACAAAATCAAGCCGGCTCAAAATCTTATTCCCCAACTATCTATATAACCGTTGAAGGCGATGGCGATGAAAGCAAAATAAGAAGGGTAATAGAACAAGCCCTCGAAGATAATTCAAGAGAATTTTACAGAAGCGGGAATCTCTTAATTCCCGGAATGGCATAGGAGGTCATTATGGCAGAAGGCACTATAGCGATTGGCTCAACAACCCTCGATACTCCTATCGGGTACAAGGCGGTAGAGAACCCTCTTAAAGTATATGAACGTACACCATACGGCGTGATGATCGTTAACCGAAACGTCAATGCAGAGGATCAACCTATCTCATCTTATCGCTTTGAAATATCCGATGTGGTTAATAGCAAAATGTTTGCCATAAAAGCCGAAGTTGCTCATATATCAAGTTTATACTTAATTGATTATTTACAGATTGTCGAAGTGTTAAGTGGTGACGGTACAACTAAAACCTTCTATACCCAAAGAATAATGAACAGTATTACCGACCCATTACCAACTATAACGGTTGGAGGGGTGTCAAAATCCCCAACCTTAACCGCTGATGTTTCCGGACGTGGCAGAATGGTTTTTACGGATGCACCGGCAGATGTTGACGATAATATCATTGTTCAGTATGAGCCTAAATATGTAGTCCATATTGTAGATTACAAATATCAGGGGAGAATTAAAGATATCGGGTATTATACCCTAATTTGTGAGGAAGCCTAAATGTCTGAATTGGAAATTAAATGTTTTACGGCGGTCGCTGAACAGCCCGATGTACAGCCAACTTTTCTTGAGATAGCTTGTTCTACCTTAGTAGATGACGGCGGTCTCAACAATTTTAACGGCTTTAAAATACCTTGCCAGACTGAGGTTAACCGGGATATTGTTGATGCCTGCGTCAATACCAGTCAGGGCATAAGGGTAACCATTACCGTTAATGGCGAGGATGTGTCTGATTCGCTGGTCGGGCAGATAATGATAAAACATAACCTAAATTATATCAGCAGTTTCTCATTTAGTTTAGGTGACCCTAAATATTCCCCATTAACCGATGCCAATATAGCCATTAATGCGATAGTAATTATTACAGTCTACATAAACGGTCAGGAAATCAAGATGTTTACCGGGCTGGTAGATGATACAAGAACCACTTATACCGGCGGTTATAGACTGACCATAACAGGGCGTGATTATGGCAAGAAATTATTAGATAAAACTATGACCTTAATATCCGTTCAAGAATCCGCAGACAGAGCATATAGAGGGTCTATCGTTAAGTTTTTAGCAGGGCAGGCAGACCAAGCCAATGTCAATGTACCTACAGGCGATGCCGTAACCATTGATCATTCATTTCAGGATCAGAATATCTGGGATATGATCCAAAAAGAATGTGCAATAGAAGGTTGGCAGGTAAGGCATGATGAAAACGGCGTTATGCAGGTTAAGACTCGAACCATTAAAACCGATACAGACGATTATCCTTCTGTTGACTGGGAATATGGAGAAGATAAATTTATCCAGTTAGGATTGCAGACGACAGACCAGGGGATTATAAACAAGGTTATTATCTTAGGTGCAATATTTGAAGAAGAAACGATAACCTTAGATGAAGTTCAAGAAGTCGAACCTGATGAACCGACTTATAATAACGATACCACAACCATAGAAAAGAGTTTTTCAGCAGGCGAAAATGTTCCTGCCTGGTCAAGTGAAGATGCTAATTTTAAGGTAACTGCTAAATATTTAGGTTATACCAAACCATCAGGATATATATTCCCAAAATATCAAGATTATAAATTTACTATAACTAAACTAAATGCTGATTTAACGATTATGAGTGTTGACATTTCTGTCACTGGTGGAGCTATTAAATATTGGGAAAATAACTCAGGTTGTAATATTCATAGAGAAATAGCAAGTACGCTTGACTGGGATTTTACTGAGAAAGCCTTTGTTATCTCTATAGCAATTAAAACCAAAGAACTAACAGGTGGCGGTATAGAAGGATTAGAAACAGAAAATCCCACAGAAACCTTTACCTCCACTATCACCTATACACAAGTTAAGGCAACTGTAACCGATGCCACTTCTATTGGCGTTTACGGTGAACGCAAACCCAACAATGAAGGCACGTTAGAATTTCCACTTGCTGAAACCGAAACACAGTGTAAACGAATAGGTGAGAATGTTATTTTAGACAGCCACCGTTTTATTAGGCAACCTGACTTTAGAGTAACTTTCAATCCCATGCTAATAGTCGGGCATACTGTCGAATTAACCGATAATAAGATTGGCTATAATGAAAGTCGTTATTTAGTCGAGGAAGCCATCCATTATATAGATATTGACGGAGAAGGCAAGATAAAAGCACGCACTCGGATAGGATGTGTTTTTTATGCTTAATTTTGTATGGACTTCACGCAGAAGCAATATAGAGAATATAGGATTTAGGAACTCATATATTACTGGCAAGGTGAAAGAGGACCAGGGGAATGGCAAATATAAGGTTGAGATAGCAGGGTCAGATAAAGATTACCCGAATATATTCACCATCCAAACCGACCCCACTTATGCAGTTGGTGATAATGTCGGTATATTATGGGAATACGGTAACCGTGAAAAGCCTGTAGTGGCAGGCATATTGAGGGCTATGGAATTTATAGAAGTGACAAGCGGGGTTAACTCGTTAGGTACTTAGGGGGAAAATAAATGAAAATAATAAAGATGAATAATTGTAGGGAATGTCCTTATAGTTTAAAAACGTTTTGTATGCACGTAATTGTTCCACCAAAATACAAAACTGGATTAAATCATCCTAAACATTTTAAAAGGTTAGAGAGGGGTAAGAATTATACAGGATTTCCTGAATGGTGTCCGTTAGAGGATTATAGTGAGGGTTAAAGGGGGTAAATATGTATGAAAAAGTTTATATTAATCATTTTACTTTTAGGGGTTTTGATTATGTTAAAACCTGTTAGCGCAATTATAAAAGACTCAATAGGCAATATTATGTATCGGGGTAATGTGGTCACTGGCACGGTTGCGGTGGTTAACGGCGATAAAAGCTATGACTGCTATATATCGGAATCCGATAGGGCCTATCCCAAAATATTTACCTTATCGGCAAACCCTAATTTAGCAGTTGGGGATAAAGTAAGAATATTATATAAAGATGGTTGTAAGGAATTACCGATTATATTACCGCCAACCACGGTAGCTGCTACAGCTACAGGTGAAATATTTGTTACTTTTGAAACGGGAAGTCCTGAAGTAAGCACTATAAAATCGTTTACCACTGAAGGCGTAGAAGTGTCAAGTTGGACACCTGAAGATTATCAGCTTATGTATAACGGAATGTGCGTAGATAGTTCTGACAATGTTTATTATGTTGCTTTTTCCAGCCCACACAAAATAATTAAATATGATTCTTTGGGAAATGAAGTTATTAAACTTAGTGCCTCTTATCAAATTCGACATATCGCCATATCAAGTGATGGCTTTATTTATACACATGAATTTACAGATTCTGATAATAACATGATTATGAAAAGAAGCGCTTCGACCTTGCAAATATTAAGTTCATTCCAATTAGACCCCTGGACAAGTTCATATTATGGAATGGCCTTTTATGATGATGATAGATTTTATATTGTAAATAGTTCGAGTGACAAAATCGAGATGTGGAAAGTTTCGACAGGTAGCAAAATAGCAGAAGTAGCAGTAGACAGAACAAAGACATCACTTACTTCTTTAGCAGTTACGGGAAGTACTGTATTAGGTGTTGACTTTACAAAACAACCCTGGTATGTACCGACAAATTTAAGTGCGGGTGAAACAGACTGGAGTATCGGGATAACCAGTTGTGTTAGCGCAGCAAGCAAAGGCGGTTATTTTTATGTCTTTGGAAGTAAAGCATATAAAGGGGCTTTGTTTTTGGGAAAATATACAGAATCCGGCGAGGAAGTATGGGAAATAGAAGTAGTTGAAGCAGGTTATTGGCCTTCAAGTGTTGGAGCATATCCATTTTAAGCGATTAAAGGTAAGGTGATTAGATGGCGATAAACCCAAATCCGAAATTATACAATGCGGCTGACGATGCAATTATAACAGCCATAAATTTTGGCACGGGCAGTGCGGGCGGATACAAGCCGGATGCCGATGGAACAGAATATCATCTCTGGAATGATAAAGGTGCGGTATTAGGTAGTATCCCAATGACTTATGTAAAGATTACAGCCCGTGATGATGACGGTCAAGAAGTCGAACCACTTACTTTTCAGAAATGGGTTGAGGTCAAAAGCACTACCATTGTGGCAGGTGATGACGGCGGTAGTATTGTAGGATATGACCATGATAACATGGCAGACTTCCAACCGGTAGGAAAAGACGGGTGGCTAAGTTTAGGTGATATTCCCTCCGACTGTTACAGAATATTACTTGTCAGGTTAAATTACCCAACATCGGCTTTGGGCGTGGCTACAACCTTTTCTATTATCGTAACCCAACAAGAACCATCAGCCCCAATCAGAAAATGGATTACAGGCCTGTTTGGTGACGGCGTGGTTTATAGCGGCAATAAATGTGAGGTTACTAATCCTGCAGGAGATGACTCGGTCGTTGATATTGCCAGCGGTATTGCCCTTATAAATGATGTTGAGGTTACGGTGGCAGCACAAAGCTATACTATCTCAACAACCGATGCAACCTATAAAATCTATCTTACCCGAACAGGCGTAATAAGCTCGACTACCGGAGATATACCGGCCAATTCCATTCAATTAGCAACGGTGGTTATATCCGGCAATGTAGTGGATTCTGTCACCGATGCCAGGACTTTTATATTCCATGAATTTTCATCCGGTCATTGTATGCACTTCCAGGATTTGTTACCGGCCAATACAAGCGGTGTTCATGCAGCTATTACCGGTACAGGAGCAAGTAATGACGTTTCTACGGAAATCACCAATCCCGACTATGCCAGAAATGTATCTATAACTACTACTGATGTTGACACACCTTCCGGAAATGTAACCATAACCGGAATCGTAAGAGGTACTTCTACAACTGATGTTATCGCCATAGTGGCAGGTGGCACGGCTTACGGTGTTAAGGCATTTGACACCATCACCAATATTAATATACCTGATGGCGTGTCGGCAAGTGACACGGTAACGGTAGGTTGGAGTGACAAAATAGGTTTGCTTAATCCGATAACTTCGGCTGCGGATGTCTATAAGAAGAAGGTCAATAATGCCGATGCTACGGCTGAATTAAGCGGCAAAGTGAACACTACTTATCACACGGTTGACTGTGCAACTATAGAGAATTATGAAGATATGGAAATAAGATATAAGTCAGTTTTGACTATATAAAGGAGGTGAAACATGATTAATTGGAGGAAAAAATCAATTTGCATAACCCTAATCGCAATACTAATTGTGGGGTTATGTTTTTTGGGTA